GTCGTGCAAATACTCCCACCAAATGCACTGAAAGCCTTGCGCCATAGCAGGAGGCCAAGATTGAAACGGGTCCATCTTTGGGCTGTTTTGATATGTGCCGCCAATCGCAGCAAACTCGCCCCAGCCAATTGGTGGAGAGAGAATAACTTTCTTGCTGCCGGGATAATCGTCTCTGTATTCGGCAATGCCAAAGCCTGGGCGATACTGATAGAACCAAATGTCCTTCAACTCGCCGGCGTGATCATAGTCAGAGTAAAGCATCGAGTCTGAGCCAACGTCGTAACTGAACACCGACGTGATCGGCTGCATCGTCCCATCATCAACTGTGTAATCAAAGCGACGCAATTCAGACGTCTTGAAAACGGGCCAGTAGGCGGGCGTAAATATTAAATCCGACATTATGCGGCTCCCGCAAATTCACCAAAATACTTTTTTTCAGCCGCTTTTCTGGCTGTAATCGCGTCATCAACGTCGTCAAAACCGCCAAGGTAAATTTGTTTATTGTTCACTCGTATTTCAGCAAACCAGCGATTGTCGCGCTTATTCATACGAACGCCGCGAATACCCGTCGTGTTGTGTTTGAACATTCCTGAATTAGCGCCATTTTGGGAATGATTTGCCTCCCTCATGTTGCAAATACGATTGTCTTTGCCGTTGCCATTAATGTGATCAATCATCAACTTTGGGAATGATCCGTAATAAACAGCCCACGCAACGCGATGACACCACAAATCACACCCAAATATCGCAAGACGAAAATACCCGCATGACAAAGAGCCAGCTTCCTTTCCAGCGCAGCGCGAATTCCACGCATTGCGGATTCTTTCATTAGGCATCAATTCAGCCGAACGCTCTTTCCAAAATAATTTACCCGTTTCTGGGTCGTAATGAAGAAGCATGCGAAGAAAATCAGGAGTGATGTCCCTTGAAGTCATCTTCATTGCTCGCCCTCACTTGGATACGCTGGGACGACGCCGGGGATAGGAGTTTCTTGGCCGCGCAGACGATTAAGCATGTCTTTGTCTAGGTAGTTATTTGCTATTTGCTCACTGCCTGCCGGACCAGTTGCTAATTTTTCCGCTAGTTGAACGGCGGCAATACGCTCCTTGCTTTCCCTATCTCTTTCTCGGTTCGTGGCGTCAATAATCGCGGCGCCATGCTTGGCGATCGTCTCAAGGTTCTGAGCGTGTAACGTTGCGCGCTGTGACTGTGCGTCCCGCTCACTGTTCATCTGGCCAGCATGCAACTCGGCCATTTTGATCTGTGCCTCGCGCTCACTGTTCTGCGTCTGGATCTGCAACTCAGCTAGCTTGGCCTCGATCTCCTGCTTCTTTAATTGCAATTCAGCAATCGCCTGCGGGTCGGCTTGACCATTAGGCTGCGCGCCACCAGCGTCCTTCTGAGCCTTCAACATCGAGGCCTGCGCCGTCATAGACTTCGCATCAGCCTCCTGCTTGAGGATCTTCAACTGCGCCATCTGCGCCATCATCTCAGGCGGCGGATTGTTGCGCTTGTCCTCCGTCACCATGAACTGCTCTGGATTGCTCCAACCCATGGAGCGCAACGCCGCAATGTCTACCGCGACAGGATCATAAAGGCTCGGATTGCCTTGCTGTAATTCCTTCAACGCCAAAATCTTCATCTGGCGCTGCATCTGGCTCGCCGTGTTAGGGTCAGCCTGCGGGACAAGGTCGTAATCATTAATCGCTTGGACAAATTGCTGCTCAGTCCACTGCTTGTCGTAGCGGTTCTGCCTCGCAAGAAATGACTCTGGGTGCTCCTTGAATGTGCGGACGAGTAACTTAAACTCCTCGCTCTGCGATTGGTGCATACGCTTGTGAACCGCGTTCAGAACCTTCGTCGCCTGATCAATCATCGCTAGCGTCGTGCCAACCGGCGCATCCTGCCTGCCCTCACCAACAGCCAACTCAGCCGTGCCGCCAATGCGCTGACCTGTTTCAACCATGTTCTGCACAAGGTTAAACATCGCAGGGCCAGGCTCTTTATACGGCAGCGGCATAACTGCTTGGCTAATCGGAACGCCACCAGTACGCACCATTGCGGCGCCACCCGGAGGCACACGGAAAATATTCGTTTGCTGCCGCGCTCCCTGATCGCTGATCAGCAATCCAGGGAAATTGGCATACATCCCCGCATCCAACATCTCGCGCCACAGCGCAGTAACGGCCTGCGTCGTGTTGCCGAGTATGTGCAACAGCCCGATGTCGTAAAATCCGAGACCGGGAACAAATGTGTATTTAACGAAATTCTTGCGAGCCTTCGGGAGCTCATCGCCCTCCTCGCCGCTCGGCTCGTCATAGTTGCGAACGATCGATAGGATCTCACGCGAGCTCACATCAATCGTCACGCGATACGGGATCTCAAGGCCCGTCTCTTTGCCCTTATACTTGTGCTCAAAGCCGACAATGTCTAACTCGCAATAGCACTCGTATATCTCACGATCACGATCCTCCGGGTTCACCGCGTCGGGGCTCACGCCTTGCTGGCTGGCCTTCTCCAACTTAACCGCGTCTGGATCATTCTGGCTCGGCGCAATCAAATCAACGTCACGATACACGCCCAAAATCTGCAATCGCTTCACCGTGCTTGGCCGCATCATCACGCGATGTGTCACACGACGCGCATCCTCCAGCGTCACCGCGGCATTGTTCACGATCATGTCGTCGGCATCAACCGACTCGCTTACCGGCCTTCCACGCAACGGACAGAAATAAATCTTCTTGAATGATGTCCCGCCAAAGCCAAGCATCAACAGCATGCGGTCGGTGTCTGGATAATACTCAGTCGCAACCGCAGTCAGATAATGGTTGAGCGCATCCTCAAGATCATTCGCCAACTCGTCCTGCTCAATCGTAGAGCCGCCGAGGTCAACACGAACCTTCACTGGCCCGTCAGTCGGAAGCAATTCCGATCGGGCGTTGCCTTGAAAGCGCAGACACGCCTCCAACAACATTGGATGGCGCACTCTACTCATGCCTTCAAGCGGCGCCCCATCAGGCGAGCCCTGTGACGGAGCCTCAAGCTTCAAGCCAAGTAGACGCAATCCCGCGGCACGGTCCTCAATCCACTCCTGCCGGCTATCAAGGTCGTCCTGTATGCCGCGCAGCAAGTCATCAGCAATGCGGGACAGTTCATTGCCATCAATGTCATCGACGAGGTTCTCAAACCACTCACGCGCCCGCTCAGCCGTGTCGTCATCATACACAGGTTTGCCATCAATGCTGATCGTGATTGAGCCGTCCTCATGCTCAACACGCAGCAATGGGTCGCCCTCATATGATACGATCTCATTGTCCTGCTCTTGCGGCGCCACAGCGTCATCCAAGCCACCAAGACCACCGAGGCCATGGTTCGGCCCCTGACGAAGATTATGCTTTAGGTTTTTGTTGAAGGACATGCGGCCAACAGACTGTTACGCAAGAGGTGAAACAATCCGTCAATTATAAAGGTTTGAGTCTCACATCCAAAACGATCAACACTGATAAAGTGGATCAGGTGGGCGTCCCTTGTGCGTCATTTGATCTGTTAGCTGCTCAGTCCACTCACGACCCCTCAACAGCATGCCAGCCTTGCGCATATAAGACAGCGCCATCGATACAGTATCGACGATGTCGTCATGCTTGCTCTTCGGAAATACGGCACACTGATTGATCGCCAAGTCGGCCCACGTCTTGTTCGGTGCGTAAATCAATTCATCATTAAACAAATGCTGCACGGCATACAGTCTCGCAACTTTGTCCTGACCGCGAGGGTCAATCAACTGAGTGCCAAACATGTCGCCGCCATACACTCGGCGAATCTCTTGCGCCACGCTGATGCCAGCCGCCTTGTTCTCTACAAGCAGCAAATCAACCTGCCACTTCACACAGGCCTCTCGAACACGCTCCACCAAGTCATGGAGCTCTAATCGCTCCGTCCAGCAATGGATCAGCATCACCTTCGGATGCTCTTGCGTGTATTGACGGTTGAGGATGGTCTGCATCTCGCCCTCTCGCGTGATACTCCCCGTAATCTGCGCAGTCTGCTCGCCGCCAGACCACACGCCCCAGATCGTCATCGCAGAAGGGTCATTCTCCTCCTTAATCGTGTAGGCCGTATCTAAACTGGCACACACAAAATCAAACTGAGGGAAATGCTCATGCGGCCACAACTGCCAAGACGCCCTCGGTATGATGCCGCCGCCTCTTGGCTCCGGTGATTGCTGGAATTGAGACGCAGTCGCCCACGCGCCCATGATACGCTCGTCACGCTCAACAACCTCCTCTGGAAACCTCTTAGGAAATAAGAGCTCGCCCTCAAACTCTCTCAGGTCTGCATAGCCAAGCTTTGTCGGCATCGCACGGCCAGGGTCAAAGCGCATGGGAAGCATAATGTGGTCCCACGCATCAGCGAACTTGTCCAAGATCACGCCAGATATGTCGTCCTCCGCGAGACGCTGACAGATGACAAGGATCGCACTCTCCTGCGGACTAGAAAGGCGCGTCGGGACTGCCTCAAGGAACCAATCTGTCGTCGTCTGCTTGATCTGCGCGGACATCGCATCAGACACGCTGAGCGGGTCATCACACACCACACGATCCGCACGAGCCCCGGTAATTGATCCCGCCGCCGCAGCCATGCGCCAGCCAGTTGCCGTGTTCTCGAAGCGCGTCTTCTGGTTCTGATCGCTGGTTAAGACAACATGAGGCCACAGGCGCTGATACCACTCACTCTCCACGACACGCCTCATACGCAAGCCATCGCGTATGGCGAGATCCTGGCTGTGGCTCACGCAGATGTAGCGCATCGAGGGCATGTTCTTTGGCCCCCACTCCCAGAGCGGCCAGAAACAATTCACGAGCAGACTCTTCATACAGCCCGGAGGGATATTAATGAGCAGCCGGTTATACAAGCTGCCATCAGGCAACACATGCTTGTCAGTCACGGCCTCAAGATGGGCGCACAAAAACTCAAGGTGCCAGTTGGTAACAAATGGCTGGGCCGGCTCTATGATTTCCCAGCAATACTGGATGAAGCTATACAGGCTGCGCTCGCACTTGGTCTTGCGCACATCATCAAGCTGCTCGCCAGTTTCAACGTAACGCTTGCCGAGATCCTTGACGCCGAGTGAGTGCAGGTCAATGAGAGGCATGGCTCAACGCTGGCGCCCTTCACACTTGTATATCTCGTTATGACCCTCAGAAGGCTTCCGTCGGTTAGCCTCTTCTATGCAGGCATCAAGCGTCTTGTAGGTCGCCACATAATCACACGACTCACCGCTGGACGACATGAAGACACATAGGGTGAGTATAAAAACCATTAATCGACCCTCATATATTCACCAGCATTTTTCTCAGCCCATTGAACATACGCTTCATGCGCTTTCTCAGCGGTATTGAAATAACCTAGAAACTTACACTTGCCGTCTTTTGTTGCGACAGTCACCCATTTCTTATAAGTGTTGCACCAACTAACACCCTTAAAACCAGATTTATTGTTTCGCTGTTTTTTGATGTTAAACCCGTTTTGACTCCTATTTGCCTCCCGCAAATTAGAAAAACGATTGTCGTCCTTTATGCCATTTACATGATCAATAAATTCAACAGGCCAAAACCCGGTCATATAAAACCATGCAAGACGATGCTCTTTATACAGCGTGCCATCTACCATCACATGCCTATAACCTGACTTGCTCTGCGAACCAGCAACGTCACCTTTCTTCATGCAGTTGGCAGATGGATTGCGCCAGATAAACACACCAGTGTCAGGATTATAATCAAGGGCATCCATAAGCCTGTCGCGGGAGATCACGGCTTCTCTCCTATGGGTCGGCCCTGTAGAGCCTCTAATGCCTTACGGGCTTGGCGTAGGTCGCCAATTTTTATGCCAAACGCTATCGACATATCGTCGCTGCCAAGGTGTAAATCGCTGGCGTCAGCAAATGGTTTAAGCGCCGCCTTTAATTCAGCGACACGGTCTGTCAGGGCAACCATTGCGTCCGAAATCAAAACGGCGTCCCGCTCTAACGCCTCAATCCTATCAGCCGCCTCACCAAGCATCCTCTGGCCCGTTGTGACATGGGCTAGGCGTAGTTTTTCAAGCAGGGATAATTCAGTCATAGGCCCTTCCCTTCCAGAACAGCCTTGGCGCGCTGGATCGCCCTCTCTAACGGAATCCGATATTTGTCAGACACAAAACAATGCAGGCATTCAATCAATTCACGCCGCTCTACAGCGTATCGGTCACAGGCATCGCGCAGCAATTCTAGTTGGTGCTCTTTTTCATTCAGCATCATGCGGAGCCGCTCAAGGTCCATCAGGCAACGGCGCTCTGTGTCGCTCTCAGTCACTTCTTGGCCCTCTTACTAGGCTTGGCAGTCTTACGCTTACCTGCGGCCTTCTTAGACGCCTTACGCAGCGGCTTTAAGCGTATCGGACAGATGCCGAGCTCCTTCAGCTTCTCCCTAGCGTTGCCCAGGCGCTCCAGGTTGTCGGCTATCTCAGCCTTGAACTTTGCGGCCTGCTTGGTGAGCACTCGCTCATAGCCCTGCCTCTGCGCTTCCATGTCTCGGACGCATGCGGTGTATTCGCGCCGCATTTTGCGCGCCTCATCCTTCGCGCCATCGTATTCCATCTGAGCCCATACGAGACGCTCACGCAGATCACGGTTGTCGTTACACACCGCATCAAAGACATCGTTCGAAAACTCTGGCTCATGAGCGTTCAAGACATCATGCACGGCGCGCCGATGCTCATCCTCAAGTTCGTCAACTCGTTTGATGACCTTCTCTCTCATCAGTGCATCATCCTTCTGCCCCAGCGTGTGGCGCCGACGTTATGCGCATCCTTCACAACGTCCCAGATCACTCTGGACATGATCAGATGCAGCCGCTCAGCGTCATCAAGCGTCTCAACATGCTGACACAGCAATTCAGTCACAACGAGGGATATTGCCTCCAAGGTCTCTTCTGTCCCCAGCCCAGATGAATTAATCACCTCAAGCATCGAGTGACACAGTGCGACCTGATGCTCGCCGCTACCTACCATCTGTGAGCAGCGCATTCTGAGCGGACAACAGTATCTGCTCCAAAGTGTCCAGCATGTCGTCGTCCATCTTGGACGTATCAATCACTCGGTGCTCGACTTGTATGGCGCCGCCATTTGGCCCTGTGATCTCTAATGGCCTCTCACCATACTGGCGCGGAGCGATCTTGGACGCATACCACTTGTATGTGCCGATCTTCAGACTGTCCTCTGATACTGTGGCGTTCTTTGTCTTGTCAGCGATCTCTATGATCTTGCTAACTACATGATCTGCAAGGCCTTCACGCGCTGCCGTGATTCGAGCGTGGAAATCTGGATTGCGAGCCATCCATGTGTAGACCGTGCTGCGCTCTGGCATTGTCGGATCCTTGCATATCTTTACAAGATCCTCGCCGTTAATCATGCGCTCACATATAGCGTCAGCAATCTCATCTGATAGTTTGCTTGGCGATCCGCTCTTTAAGCCGATCCTTCTACTAGCCATAACTGTAACGTTGCTATTAACTCGGACACGCGAACTCTATTCACTGAATATACAATGATTAATGATTCAGTTCAATTAGATGTGTCGATATCCCCAAAGCCGCGCATCTTAAATACAACGTCTCTAATCTGCGGATACTTAACCATCAGCGTCATTAAAATAATTGCAGGACCGGGCGCGTCACGCTCTCCATCTTCCCAACGTCTCACAGTTCTATCAGACGACACACCAATAACATGCGCGAGATCCGATTGAGACAACTCAAGCTGATTCCGTAGGCGCTTAATCGTCATTCCATCGACCTGTAGAACCATCTTGAAAATCCCTAAATGTCGCGGAGGGATTTATCATCCCCGTAACGATTTCGAGCCCAAGCGACAATTGAATGCCAAACTGTGCGCTCAACAAAAAACGCTATGGCGCCACATATCATTGCGATGCCTAACGCGTCTCCGAATAAAGCAACGCCGAAGAATCGGTCGAGGTATATTGCAGAGAAATAAACTGCGCCACATGACATACACACACAAAGCACAAACACAAAAGGCTTGCATATAATCCACAAACCTCCCGCCTCTTTAATCATCAACCCTATAAGCCAGATCGCAAGCAAAGACAGTGCTATTGGAATACACCACCAGCCAAACAAAAATATAGGGATCATTATTAGAGCCGCTAAAAACAAAACGTCCGCCATGACCATGGCTAACCCTCCCCACGCAAAGCTTTGATAGTCCCAGCCAAAAAAAGGGGCCGAAGCCCCCTTTCATCACGCTGCCTTGAATTGGATGCCGTCCGAGTATCGCTTCCCGACCATCTTGGTGACGTAGACGCGGCCCTCAATCTCAACCTTTTGCCCAGCCTCAAGTGCAATCGCCCTGGCGGCGTTAGCTAAATATTCGCGGTGGCTGTGGCCTGTGTTGTCGATGCATGCGCTGATTTGATTTGCCCACGCAGCGTCATGTCCATGCTCAACACATTGCTGATAACGCTGTGCCGGGTCTTCATTGTATTTGGCTGCGTATGCCTCAACGCTGCCAACCTTGAACAAATACCATTTTGTCCAATCAGAGTTGAATACAATGTCTCCGGCAGAAAGCTTGATTGTCATGTTAATCTCCTTAGAGCGGCTCAGTGCGTCGAACCATGGGTGTATTCTTACTATACGTTTGTAACGCCTGTCAAGCGCATACAAGTTTATCTATTATTTTATTTAAGCGATTGTTTTCAGCCTCAAGTTGGTCAATGCGTGACTCCATCTGGCATGTTATTTGAAAATAATTATTCAATTCTGCTTCTACGTCGGTCAAGGGTTTTCCGATTGGCTTAACAGACCAAGGCATACTTTGTTCGTTTTTCCTTTCAAATATAAGATCCTCTGGCTTACAACCAATGTGAGGGGCAATTTTTTCTGCCCACGAAACATTCATTTTACGACCGTCTTTTTTTTCCGGCCAAGCCCTTAACCGCCAAATCTCAACACCACTACATCCAACCAATTTAGCGAGTTGTGGTCCATTAATATTAGCCGCTTTCATAAATCTATTCATCGGTGTGTCTGGGTAGTCAGTTGTCATGTTGTTCTCCTTTTAGAAATTGGCGGCGTGCGAGATTGAAGGGAATACAAAAGCTAACTTCGCATAAGCCCGAAAGAGGCCCCATCCCGCTTTTCGCTATTGGTCTGCCGCCGTAAACCTCACAATGTCCTCTTTCTATTATCCCCGTCGGACGAACGCCGACACGACGGGAATCCGTTTTAAGCGAAACTTACGCAGCCCTCTCCAGCTCTTGCTCGTTCTTGATAAACGTAAGAGCGGTAAACGCTGTATGCGTCTCGATCTCTATGGAAAGCATCCCGGTGTATGCGTAATCGGTTGACTGTTCCAAGTGCGCCATAAAATCCAACGCCTCAGATTTCTTCAGGAAGACAAAATCCTTGCGGCAAAACATCTCTGGAGCTGTCGGGAACTCTACTGTGATCTTGTAAGCTTGCATGGTCTGATCCTTTACCCGTTAATCTCTGCGATCTCTGTCGCGTAATCATTGGCGCTCCAGCCATCACGAAAATGGCGTAGAGCGTCGATGGTAAATGTTGCGTCGAGGTTATAGCCAAGCAGCCTTTCGACATGCTGGAGCCATGCTGTAAACGTCATGGCTCACGATCCTCCATCTTCCAAAGAAGATCATCAATCGCCTCTTGCTCTGTGGCGCCGTGACCAATCGGATCGCTGTCATCGCCGCCATAGGTTTCATCATCGACGGCTGTCCAATCGAAGCATGGAATAATCGTCATGCAGTATGAGGTCTTAATACGCATTGAGTCCCTCCATGATGATCTCCATTGGCGTCTCAATGATAAACTGCTCTTCCAAAGCAATCAGTTGATCAATGTCAGCGTTTGGAAACTTTTCTGGATTATCAAGAACCCTTTTGATGGCCTGATAATTGACCTCAAATTGATCAAGCATGACGCTATCAGCGCAAAAATGATCTTTAAGAAGACCTGACTTTAATTCGATAAGACGATTGCGCATTTAATCTCTCCTTAGAGCGGGACAGTCCGTCGTCCCAATAGATGTAACGCTACGCTCGTTTTGTAT